GTGGTAGGCGTCCACACGCTCTTTGTTGGCTTCGAGGTACTGTTTGTGCTGCTCTAATATCTGCTGTCTATGGGTCAAATAGTAGTTTACCATATTATTTCTATGCTCCTCTTTTGTCACAGATGCCCGATTGTGATTTAGACAATATAAATCTTGAATAGACTCTTTTATATATTCATCCTCCTTCAAATATAACTCCTGCCGTGTATCACAAGGAAACTCTTCAATAACATCTAGTTTTACATTATTCCAACCAATCTTAGTAATATGGTCGTATACAGCCCTTTCAGGGTATTTTACAGAATCCTTCTTATGGTTATTTAATCTAAAGCGTGGATGATTTATAGTTGAACCAATATAATAGTAGTTATCTATACACTGTAGAACATATACAACGGCATTAGGGAAGTTTTTCACTACCGCGAGGGGTTCATGATACGGAACTGCCTGAGATTCCATATATTCATATATGTGCTTTTTTTAGCCGTTAAATTTTACGAAAATCCGGACCACCCGGGGATTTATAATACTAAAAACGGGCCCTCATTTGTCAAACAGACCGGATAAACTGCCAGCTCAAATCTTGACATATCAGTTCCCAAATCTTATCCTGAATATAGAGCTTATCGCGATTTTTTAGCAGCGGAAATGAGGGCAGATATTCGTCCAAGTCAAGCAGCTCGCAAAATTTGTACAACACATACGAATACGACAGGAAATTGCTCCGATCCTTCGGACAGTTTTTCTGGAACGACGGCTGAATCTCCTTGAACATGTAGCGCAACTTTTCCTCGATTTCACGGCTCATGACGGGTGCGTGCTGACCATTCAGACGATTGATAATATGCGGCACATGCTCATAATACTTATTATATTTCAGCTTCTTCAGAATCTCGCGGACTTTCTGACGCGCAAGAGTCCGGTAATCGAGAATACGCTCCTTTTTGAGCTCGGTACAAATGGCGTCATACACTTCCTGTGGAATCTCCGTGCTTTCCTTGGCCTGGAACTGCGCGAGCCACTCATTGAAATGGTTAATACGCTTATATGCGTAATAACTGACCTCCCGAGGAGGGTCCTTATAACTCGGCTTATCCGAGTCGACCAAAACAAACTGTTGATATCCACAATCTGTACAGGTAAATACAGCCTCATTCGCACTAAATATCATTTCTTTCTCGCACTCGGCGCACTCCCCATAGGTATCGTCCTCCATCGCATTCGCCCCTCGCGCATGCTCAGGATGTACATTTTGTAGATACTGCTCGAGTAGTTTATCACGCCGCAGAATCTCCCCCGTATTTTGCGAAGAATACTGTGGCTTTTCTCTTACACCTTCCGTCGCCGCAGCCGTTTCTAAAGCAGCGAGAACAGAGCCAGGCTTGGCCTTAGTAGGCGCACGCTTTACAGAAGAACTTGCATCCCGTTGTATTATCTCTTGAACCTCGTAATAGTTATACAGGATTTCACCATTCTCGAGAAAATAGTCGAGAATCTCTGAGCTATCCTCCCGTCGCTCTATTTCCTTTTGAACATCCCGCTTCTGTTTTTGAAGTTGATTATATTCTATTTCATCGGCAGTAACCCCTTCTTTTTCCTCTATTCCCGACAGTCGTGACTTCAGCTCCGATAACTCACTCTCCTTTTCGAGAATTCCTTGTACACGAACCCTGTGGAGCGAATCCAGAGTTGTTCTTGCTTCAGGGTTACTACGCTTTGTAGGGCGAATCTTGAAAAATGCCTCTTGTGATGACATATCCCTAGTAAACTCCAATATTGTTTGTTTAGGCTCCGAATATGAATCGCGCAAATACGCTGAAAAAAGAAGTCCCCGGCAAGGGCTACTTACAGCGCAAAAATGCGCCAATGTCCCCGGCAGGGGCTTAAAAATTCAGGATTTTTGCCGGCCTCTTGAATTTATTTCTACAGAAGGGGTATAACAAATGACCGGTGGTGGCTTGATGCAGCTTGTGGCATATGGCGCGCAGGATGTGTACCTGACGGGTAACCCCCAAATTACATTTTTCAAGGTGGTGTACCGCCGCCACACGAACTTCGCCATGGAGTCCATTGAGAACCCGTTCAACGGCTCTCCTGGCTTCGGCAAGCGTGTGACCTGCACGATTCAGCGCAACGGCGATCTGATCCACCGCATGTACCTCCAGGCGACTCTGCCCGCGGTAACTCTCCAGACGTCCGACGGCTCTGGTGCGCAGTTCCGCTGGCTCAACTGGGTGGGCCACAACCTCATCCGCTCCGTGGAGATTGAGATTGGCGGCCAGCGCATCGACAAGCACTATGGCAACTGGATGCACATCTGGAATGAGCTGTCCCAGGAGGCGGGCAAGCAGGCCGGCTATGCGAAGATGGTGGGCAACGTGCCCGCGCTGACCAACCTGCTGGTGCAGGGCGGTGAGCCTTGCGACGATGACTGCGCGGGCGGCGAGCCTAACATGTCCAACGAGTCCCTGAACTGCGCGCCTGCGTATACCCTGTACATCCCCCTGCAGTTCTGGTTCTGCCGCAACCCTGGTCTGGCGCTGCCCCTCATTGCGCTTCAGTACCACGAGGTGCGTATCAACCTGGAGTTCAACGACCTGCGCAACCTGTGCTGGGAGACCACGCCCCAGATCACCTCCAACTACCACACGATCCGCGACCGTGTGGCGGCGGCCAACCTCCAGGCGGCGTCCCTGTATGTGGACTACATCTACCTCGACACGGACGAGCGCCGCAAGTTCGCCCAGGTGTCTCACGAGTACCTCATCGAGACCCTGCAGTTCACGGGCGCGGAGTCCATCACGTCCTCCGCGAACAAGCTCAAGCTGAACTTCAACCACCCTTGCAAGGAGCTGGTGTGGGTGGTGCAGCGCGATTCCTATGTGTCTTGCGATGACACGGTGGTGAACCCCTGGAAGGGTCAGCAGCCCTTCAACTTCTCCGACTGGTGGGACCGCTCCGTGCTGGAGTCTGGCTACTCCGTCACTCGCGTGGAGGGCATGGCGGGCAAGAACCCTTGCGTCACGGCGCTGCTCCAGCTCAACGGCCACGACCGCTTCCAGGTGCGCGAGGGACGCTACTTCAACGAGGTGCAGCCCTTCCAGCACCACACCAACATCCCCGCGGTGGGCATCAACGTGTACTCGTTCGCGCTGCAGCCCGAGCAGCACCAGCCCAGCGGCACCTGCAACTTGTCGCGTATTGATAACACCACTCTGCTGCTGACGGTGTCCAACAACGCGGTTGGCACGGTGGTGTCCTCTTCCGTGTACGTGTTCGCGACGAACTACAACGTGCTGCGTGTGATGTCTGGCATGGGCGGACTTGCTTACAGCAATTAAGAAAGTGTGGACGATTTTGTGTCACACTCAAGTCATATTGGTTATTTTTACTTGATTTTCGTATGTGAGCGGGCGACCTGAAACTTGGAAAAACGCAGTTTTCCGGTGAATCCGTCGACGACTTTAATAAAATCCTTTCACGTTACTATTTTATAAATGGTATTGTGTAAGACAAAAGAAGCAGGTGTCAAAACTCTACAAACTCTTTTACAAACTTTAAAGAAAAGGAAATACCGTTCATTATCGCAGTAATTAAATAATCCTAATACAGTATTTAAACCAGCACATCGCGGTATATTTGCGTGCGAAGCGTGACTATATTATAATAATATAATATAAGATGGATATACATAATATATACACCATAGGTCGTATGTGTGATGCCGATTTCCTACTAAAAGACTTAAACCTCCGATTATATTCTTCTCCATTTTCTTGGACGACTATCGATTTGAAAACTGCCCTGTATTTTATTGAAAATAAGTTTGAAGGTTTTACCGATACAGTAAAGGAGGACACATATATTCATAGAAATTTTACAAAAAGTAACGGCGAGCCATATAATAATAACGACGAAAGAATCCTTCATTATAGTCACCACGACATGTCAGATAAGAGAGTTATATCTGCTATGATAAGAAGAGGAAAAAGGCTTCTTAATGATATTTATTCATCCGACACACTATTGTTACATTATGATATAGCATACCGGCCTATTGAATATTATACAGAACTATTATTGCCATTTACAAGTAAGTATGGTTGTAATGTCCTTGTTATATCACAACCCGAAAATAATACAAGCCCCATAGAAATAATATTTAAGTCTGAACGAGTTTCTATTATTTCCGTGGGGCTGAATGACAAAAAAAATATTCACCGTGTTTTAAAATATCTATATTCATTTCAAATAACACCCAAAACTACTTACGGTATGCCGTTATCAACCTAAATATATACCCCTATAAAGAAATAGGGGCCCATGATATACTTCATATTGACCTCATGTATAATGGACGAATGTCCCGTGAGAGAACGAGAATATTATACCGCCTACGCTGCGCTGGAATGCGCCATTCAGAAATACAATATACAAGATACAAAAATCATTTTCGTGGAAAATAATGGAAAGCGTGAGACGTATTTAGATGAACTGGGCTGCGATGTGTTTTACACAAATAATAACTCTTTACCTGTAAAAAACAAGGGCTACAAAGAGATTTGTGACGTACTCGATTGTATAGCCGCCTATAATATTCAAGATACGGATTTCGTGGTGAAACTTACAGGCAGATATATTGTAGAAAGGGATAGCCCTTTCATGGCAGCTTTACAGGCTGAGCCGCAACCAGATTGTATTATTAAATACAGTAACTATTTTACACATTCTCTTAGAAGAATCCGAGATTGTATAAGTGGCCTCATAGGAATGAAGTGTGCCTACATCAAACATATCGAGCTCCCGAGTGAAACGGAGGCCGGCGAATGGAAATGGGCAGGTGTTACATATTTAATCGATGAGGAGCGTATTGTGAACCTGAGCAGCTTAGGACTCTACATGCATATGGATTCTGCGACGCTACATCATGTCTAAAGAGCGCGTCTAGATATCGGAGAATATCCACCCACAGGTATACAGAGAATGGTCAAGGCACAGTATCGTATCGTTGGCGAAGCCGCCATCGGCACAATACTCTATAAAGGGATAGGTATCGAATTCGCCGTGGACTTGGCGGATTTATCTGGCGTCCAAGAGCATCGGTGGCATTATACTGCGAATAACTACGTTTCCACTTCTGTACCCGTCACCGTGGATTGCTCGGGCACCCCGGTTCAGAAGAAGCGGGAGCTATATTTACACAACTTTCTTATGAAACCGCGGCCGCAGGAGGCTGTGAAACATATTAGTAAAAATGGTCTGGATAATCGTAGGGCGAATTTGCGACTCGTAGACGCGGGCATACTGAATAATCAGAAGAAGAAGCGGCGGAATGTGGAGTTGCCTCCCATGTGTGGTATTCGGCCTGAAGAGATTCCGAGACATATTTGGTATGTCCAGGCGAACGGATATCATCGCGACAGATTTGCTATTGAGTTCAAGACGGAAGGTATTTTGTGGAAATCAACGAGCTCGAAAGATGTTTCCTTGAAGGAAAAGTTGGAGCACGCGATGGAGCGTTTGAAAGAGTTATACGAGATATATCCGCATTTGGACCCGAAACGCGAAGAAGAGGAGGCGAAGATTCTGGAGCAATCATTCCTATTTATTGTCACTACCACTGAATTCCGAACCTATCAGCCATGAAATCACAGACAGTTTCATGTTTTTCTTTGAGAAGCGCGCTATATATTTGTAAGGGGTTTTCCTCAATCGACCAGATAAATGCGAGATAGACTAATATTACGAGCGCGGCGAAAAATAGACTCCGCGCAGAAATATCATATGGAATCCAGAAAAAGGGAGCGATATGAATAAAAAGAATATAAATATTTTTAA